GAAACTCAACAACAATTAGACTACTTAAAAATAACCTCAGAGGCAACGCAAACTACTGCAGAGCTACTAGCTAAATACTTAAAAGCTCAAGAAACTACTACAGGTGCTCAAAGCGATGCAGTTACTTCTGGTTCAATAGCCGCAGGTATAACAATACCCGGACATGCTAGAGGAGGTTTAGCTAAAGGTATATCGCTAGTAGGTGAAAAAGGGCCAGAACTTGTGGACTTTACAAACCCTGGGCGTGTATACTCTAATGCAGCAAGTAACGACTTATTCAATACTAAGGAATTAGTAGCCGAGATTAAAGCTTTAAGACAAGAAGTATCTCAGTTACGTTCAGATCAGAAAGAACAAACAGGACACTTAATAGCAACAAACTACGATGCAAATATAAAGAATGCCAATGCTGTTAGTACAGCAACGGAAGATGCTTTCAAACAACAAGAATGGAATACCCGTTCACAAGTTAAAATAGCGTAAACAAAGCCCCAGCCAGTCTGGGGCTTTTTTATGCCAAATAAAATTTATGCTTGACTAAATTTACCTAAACGAGTATAATAGGGTAAAATGAATTAGGAGAACCTATGAACTACACTCAGGCTTGGCTTGAAGATCCTACCAGTATACGTGGCATATTAGTAGAAGTAACCGCAAAAGACGTATTAGGAACTTATGGCACTGTAGGGGGTGAAGTAGTATTTTATTTATCTAATATTGGATATATAACTACAGATTCACAAACTAGTTATATACCTTGCTTAAGTGGGGCGTTACAGACCACGGAAACTTTATCTATAGATGGTAAGCTATCCATGTCTTTTGGTGATATTGGATTAATGAATCCGAACGGAGAATTAGATAGTTGGTTAGATAGTACCAAGTTTATATGGGTTAATAGACCTATACAGATATATTTAGGTGATCCTAGATGGGGTTTGGCTAATCTAGCCGCTGTACATGATACAGCAACTTCAGGATTTCAAAAAATATTTGATGGAGTTATAGCTGATATAGACTCTAGCTCGCGAGAGACACTAAATATTAAGGTACGTGATAAGCTAGAAAGGCTTAATGTACCGTTAACAGACAATAAGCTAGGTACGTACGGTACTTGGGGCGGTGGACAGACTAATCAAGATTCGATTAGACCGCTTATATTTGGAGAAGTTAGTAATATTACTCCTCTACTAGTAGACCCCTCTAAATTAGAGTACATGTTTAATCAGGGTACAATTACTACAGTTACAAATATACAGTCTACCTCAGCTGTAGGTAATATAATTACTTGTACAAGTACTGCCGGTTTTAAAGTTAATAATCCTATAACTTTTGCTTTTTCAGACACTGCATATAGTACTTATTTTGGAAGCGACTTTGGCGGTTTATTAAATGTAGCTACTTACTATATTAAATCAATTAATTCTTCTACTACATTTACTGTGTCCTCTATTATTGATGGCCCAACACTTACATTAAGTAATGCAACATTAGTAGTTACCAGCGGTACTACTAATTATGTGACAGCAGAAACTGTAGATAGTAGTGGTACTACCGAATTAGTTATAGAGATTAGAGATAATGGTGTACCTATTTATACAAATAGTACTATATATGGTAATAATAATATAGCAGCGCCTAGCGGAGCTACTATTAATTTAACCAAAGGTACTTTTGCTTTAACTAAGCCACCTGTGGGAACAATAACAGCTTCCATACAGGGGATAGCTAAATCTATTAATATGAATACTGGTGCACTTGTGCCAGGTACTTATGTTAATAACATAGCAAATCTAATATGTCTAATAGTTACTCAGTATGGTACTAGTACAACTAGTTTAACTGCAGCTGAGTTAGATTTAACTAACTTAAGTAACTTCGCCACAAATAATACACAAGCCGTTGGATTGCCTATATTAGATAGAACCAACGTACTTATAGCATGTCAACAGCTGGCTTCTAGTGTTGGCGCTCAAATATTTATGAATAGGTTGGGGCAACTTCAACTACTTAAGTTAGGTTCCGTAACTGGAGATGCGACTGTATATATAACTGATGTGGATATTTTACATCATAGTCTACATATATCTAATAAAACTGAGGTAGTTGCAGCAACAAAAGTAGGGTACTGTAAAAACTACACTACACAAACATCTTTAGCTAATAGTTTACCTGCAGCGCATAATACTATGTTTAATGAGGATTGGTATTCTACTACAATTGTAGATACTGCTATACAAACCGCATATAAATTAGACACGACACCAGTGCAGATAGATACTTGTTTAATTAAAGGTACAGAAGCAATAGCTTTTGCCACCACTTTAAATAACTATTTCAAAGTACCAAGGATAGTATATAGCTTTACAGGTACCTCTAAGCTTCTGTCCTTAAAGTTAGGTCAACAAGTTAATTTAACTCATAATAGGTTTGGGTTATCTTCTGGTAAGCTAGGACAAGTAGTATCTTTGAGCCCTAATTGGATGGCAGGTACTATTAATGTAGAGGTAATAATTTAATGGCAGCACCAATTTTAAATGATAGAGACCTTGTATTACAAGCTTCTACCTATAGATCAAAAAATACCTTAGTTACAGTTACAGCAGATGCGGGCGCATTCTTAACTGCAAAAAATGGTGGAGCAACTTTGCCTGAAAATATCCTTTTAACGGCAACACCTAATAATGTATATACCGAGTCTGCTGTGTATACGTGGCACTATGCTTTAAGTGCTACTTCAACAACCTGGGTACTATTAGGTACTGGAAAAACTCAAACTATTACTAAAACAGGGTTATTAGCTATTATTGGTAGCTCTACACAAATACAGTATAGATGCACAGTTACTGAGAATTTACTAGATACGTCCTATGGTTTCTTTACAGTACTATACAGTAAAGAAGCTTCTGAACCTATCGTAGTTGATATTAGTAGAACTAACGCAGTAATACCTTGTACTTCTGACGGAACTCCAACAGGTTATTCTGATACGGATACTGCTATTAGCGTGTCTCGTGGAGGAGTAGCTCTTGCGTATAATGCTAATGGGGGTGTTGCGAATACCTTTAAAGTAGCTATTCAAGCAGATAATACATCAAGAACTGTGGGTACAGTAACTGGAAGCGGAAATACTTATAGTATCAGTGGTATTACAAATATTGCTCTTGATATTGCTACAGTAGTGTTTGTAGTAACTGTGTATGATGCATCAGGTGTTATAACTTCTCCAACTATTGCTAAAAAGATAACCTATACAAAAGTTACAAATGGTGTTAAAGGCGATCCAGGCATTCAAGGTAATCCAGGACAGAGATCTGTTACTATAAGTGCTTATAAATGGATAGAAGCAGGTACTGCTATAGGAAGTTTTGCAGCTGATGTAACATATACTTGGGCTGATAAAAGTGTCTCTGCACGCCCTGCCGGCTGGTCTGATACGGCAACAGCACCTACTGCAACAAGCATTGGACGAGTACTATATCAACTTAATTTACTAGTTACCGATTTAACAGGAACTGCTCTAACCAATACTTTAAACTGGAGCGCCGCAGTAACCAATACAATTGGATACAGATTAGACGGTTCTATAGGTCCACAAGGTAACTCAGCTCGTGTAGCTTACATAGTTACAACTAGTTCAACCCCTCCTGCTACACCTACCGCAGTATCCGGCGATGCAGCCCCTACAGGTTGGAGTTTTAGTTCTACTAGTACTCTAAGCTCTGGCCAGTATATGTACCAGTCTGATGGTATATTAGCTACCGGAGGTAATATAGCCTGGGGTAACCCTTACCTAAGTAACTTAAAGGTAGGTAGCTTATCTGCTATTAGCTTAAACGCTGGAGTACTTACTTCAGGTACTTTAACTGCTGGAACCGTATTTGCGGGAGAATTAAATGCGGCTACAGGTACTTTTACAGGCGCTTTAAGTGGTGCAACAGGTGAATTTGCAGGTACGCTACGTGCTGGAGTGCTTGACTTAAGTACTTTTGCAGGAATATCTTATACTTACACTTCAAACGCTTCATTTACTGTACCTAGTGGAAAGACTAGTATGCGTGTTACCTTAATAGGAGCTGGTGGCGGCGGAGGGGGCGGCGATAATAGGTATACTTGGCCTACTACTGGCGGCGGCGGCGGCGGCGGTGGTATGGTAATACAACTATACTCAGGTTTAACTGTTGGAACAACATTTAACGTAGTAATAGGTATAGGCGGTAATGCAGGTACACCTGCAGATGGTGTATATGCATATGGCGGGTCAGGGACAGACGGAGAGCCTACTCAACTACGTCAAGGCACTGCAGTTGTGCTATCTGCACCAGGAGGTGGTTATGGGTCCAGTTCTGGTCCAGCAAATCAAGCAGGCGGACTACATGAAGGAGCTGCTGGTAACTCCTATGCAACAGCAGGTGGACTATACTACTGGGAGCCTGATGATAGCGGTGGTGGTGGCTATGGTGCCCCTGGTGGAAAGGGGGGAAATTCTAGATTTGGTACTGGAGGCTTAGGGGGCTCTGCTGCAACAGGTTATAGGGCTTTGGTTGGTAGCGGATATGGGGCTGGCGGTGGTGGTGGAGGTAATTTTTATTTTACCACTTATCAAGGCTCTCAAATGAGTAATAATGGTACAATTGGTGCCAAGGGCACTAATGGGTATGCCATAATTGAATTTTTTGACCCAAATACCGTAGTACTACAAACTGCTTTTGATACGCTTAAATCTGCTCTAACTAGACAAGGGATTGCTGTTACATGATAAATATAACTCACTTTGAAATAAATATATCAAATAATACTGCCTTATTAAAAGTATCAGTAAATGATATTGACAATCCTAGAATGTTGGGCCTAGTATTAGACAGTATCAATCCTGATAACCAAACAGATGTATTAAATTTAGTATTTGCATTAGACTGGTCTAATACTGAACCTGGTAAAAGTTATCACTTGGAAAACGGAGTTTTAACCGAAACCCCCTCTAGTCCTGGTGTTACGTATCAATTTGACTATAGTACTAATACTTGGCGTGATACGCGTACTCAAGAAGAAATGTGGAAAGAAGTACGCCTTAAGAGAGACGTACTTCTTAAAGCGTCCGACTGGACTCAAATGCCGGATGTTACATTAACAAATAAAGAAGCCTGGGCAGTTTATCGCCAAGCACTAAGAGATATAACAAATCAGTCTGACCCGTTTAATATAGCGTGGCCAACTGCACCAGGAGGATAGAATGGCATTAAATAATCTTAGGATAATTTACCAAAATATTATAGAATTAAGCACTACTACTATTGCAGTCTCAAGTACTGCATCTGCTAGTACGCCGGCTAGTAATATGCGACTAGACCCTAAATCGCAGGTATGGAGATCTTCGTCAGTAACTACAGCAGCAGATGCTACTAGCGGGTTATATACTGCAAAAGGTAATATAGTATTAACTTTTGCTAGTACTAATATAGGCGGGGTAGTGCTACCATTCTGTAATTTATCAAGTCAAGCTACTATTAGAGTGCGGGGATATACAGGTACAGCACCTACGTTAGGCGGGACCGTTAATGCTCCTACTACTACAGCTACTGGCACTTTAAAATTTGATACAGGTGTGGTAACCGCATGCCCTTATCAGCTATTAGGTTTATGGAATTGGGGTACTTTACCTCTGGGAGTAAATAGTTACTCTTACGGGGGCGGTACATATGGTAGAGTATGGGTACCCTTAGCTAGTCAAGCAGCTTGCACAAGTTTATTAATTGAAATAGTTGATGTAGGCAATCAAAGCCCTTATATTGAATTATCAAGACTAGTAGTAGGATCGTACTGGTCACCTAAGTATAATACTTCTTATGGATTATCTTCAAATACAAAAGATTTAAGCACGCATGAACGCAGTGAGTCAGGCGACTTAATTACTACTAGAGGTATTAGATACCGTAGTATGAACTTTGATTTAAACTGGCTAACTCCCTCTGATAGACAAGAGTTTAGTAGGATACTAAGAGGTAACGGCTTACCTAAACCTTTATTGATTAGTTTATTCCCAGATAATTCTACTGATTATGATAAAGAGCAGGCTCACCAAATTTACGGAAAACTATCAAGTATTTCTGATGTTGTAAATCCTATAGTTGATATGTATAGTACAAGTATAGATATAGAGGAAATATAATGAGTAATGTTTTTTACGTAGGGCAAACGGACTATATAGATCAGTTTAATATATTAGCTGATAGTATAAGAACTAATGGAATATCTTTTGGTAGTTTAAGTGTAAATACCGTTACAGCTTCTGGTACAGGTTCCCTATCTTATGCGCTCACAGGGGTGTTCACATTTACCCCACCTGACACATATACTACAAGTCAAATTAATGCTAGTTTAGCTCTCAAAGCACCTCTAGCTTCTCCTACTTTTACTGGTACTGTTGGCGGTATTACTAAATCAATGGTTGGTTTAGCTAATGTGGATAATACTACTGACGCATTAAAACCTGTTAGTACTGCAACTACCACTGCATTAGGGTTAAAAGCTAATTTAGTTTCCCCCACTTTTACAGGTACTGTAGGCGGTATTACTAAAGCAATGGTTGGATTAACTAGTGTAGACGATACAAGTGACTTATCAAAACCTGTTAGTACAGCAACAGCTACTGCACTAGGTTTAAAAGCTAATTTAGCTTCTCCTACTTTTACTGGTACTGTTGGCGGTATTACTAAAGCAATGGTAGGCCTTACTAACGTAGATAATACTACGGATGCTTTAAAGCCTGTTAGTACTGCTACTACTACTGCATTAGGATTAAAAGCTGATTTAGCTTCTCCTACTTTTACTGGTACTGTTGGTGGTATTACTAAAGCAATGGTTGGTTTAGCTAATGTGGATAATACTACTGATGCTTTAAAACCTGTTAGTACTGCTACTACGACTGCTCTAAATTTAAAAGCTAATCTAGCTTCACCTACTTTTACTGGTACTGTTGGTGGTATTACTAAAGCAATGGTAGGTCTTACTAATGTAGATGATACTACTGACGCACTAAAACCTGTTAGTACAGCTACTGCCGCAGCATTACTTCTTAAAGCACCAGTTGCCTCTCCTGCTTTTACAGGTACTGTAACTGGAGTTACCAAGGCAATGGTAGGCTTGGGCAATGTGGAAAATACTACAGATGCAGATAAAGCTATTAGCACATTAACAGCAGCATCCATTCTAGAAGAGAAAACCAGGGCAATGGCAGCAGAGCTGCTATTAGCACCACAAGCAACAACTTATAACAAAACTGAAACAGACGCTAGAATATCTGCTGTAGTAGGTGCAGCACCTGCTGCTTTAGATACCTTAATAGAAATTGGTAATCAATTATCTGTAGATCAAAATGCCGTAGCTGCTTTAACAACAACTGTATCACTTAAAGCCCCTATAGCTTCCCCTACTTTTACAGGTACTGTAAGTGGTATCACTAAATCAATGGTGGGATTAGGTAATGTAACTAATACTAATGATGCATCAAAACCCGTTTCATCAGCGCAACAAGCAGCTTTAGACTTAAAAGCTACTATTGCTTCACCTACTTTTACAGGTACTGTAAGTGGTATTGATAAAGTAATGGTGGGT